CGCAACTGCCGGCGCTGCCGCCTCCGCAGCAGCCGTCATTGCTCCTTGGACTGCCTACCGCGCGGGCATGACCCCCGGCAAGGCTGATGGCAGTGTCAACTCCACCAAAAGGTATTGGTCGTCCAATCAGATGACCATCACTTCCCAAGTTGGCACTGTATCATCCCAAATGCGAGTCAACATCAACCCATCCCTTGTAGGCCACTTGCACGAATTCAAGACGTTTACCGCAGGACTTCCTGCCGCTAACAATACGTACAATGCAGAAGAGTACGCTACGATAGCAGGCGAAGGAGTTCTCCTGTACCGTACCGTGGCAATGGGCGTGCAGGTGAAGAACATCACCGACGAGGCAACTCTTGAAGGCGCCACTGTCCTCCTCCAAATGCCCCAGAACATATCTGGTACATCAGGAGGAGGCAACCAAACAGCCCTCTCGAATTTCCGCCCCAATTACATCGGAGCATCCAACAAACCCGGAGTCATCATGCAAGCATTCTGGGAACCAGACGCAGATGACAACGACTACACGGCCATCGCCGCTGCCCCTGGCAATGGCTCCACTGGTGTGCTTTCATTTAGCACTACCACCATCACCGCCAATCCACAGATTTGGTTCATTCAAACCTTCCTTCTTGTGGAATGCCTCGGCACTGGAGATGGCCTCCACCAAGTCACCCCATTCATTGGTGACCCAACAACATTTGCCGAGACGATCGGCAACAACATCGCACGCATGCCCCAATTCTGCATGCAGCGCTGTTTCATCTCCGACGATGTCATCGAAACCGCACTCGGATCTGGCATTGAAAAACTGGAGTCCTATGTACCCGGACTCTCAGAAGCAGTCAAGGCTGCCGGAGATGTTTTCGACGTCGACGTCGTTAAAGAAGCTGCGAAGTGGCTTAAAAACGGCGCCAAATCAGTCGCTTCCAGAGTGGGCTCATGGATGAGCAGCCTCTGGGGCGCAACCGGCATTTCCCCCGCTGAATTCGCCATCGCTGGCAAGATAGTAGCGATGGGTGAAGACAATGTGGAACTACTTCAACAGCTCTCCGCATCACACCCAGCTCCCGGAGAGCTCCTCCAATGGGCGACCGAAGTGCTTGGCACCCAGGTCAAGCTCAACAAAGGCATCTTCATCGACTCACCAGTTATCCGTGGTGAGATTCCCCGGCCTTTGCCCTTCCCTTCGGAGGAACAATACAACCTATCAGCACTGGATTATGCTAGGGCAGGATACACTGATCAGGATTCCAAAGACGACAGGCTTATTCATGACATGCGACTTCTCGCTGCTGAACGCCGTCGGATTTCAACCGAATCCACTGCTAGTCGTAGGCACCCATCACTCAATGCAGTGAAGGAGCCTCCTAGCCCCACCAACAGTTTCATTTCTGTCCGCTCCACTCACTCCCTACCAAAAAAGTAGGAGAGCCTGTCACCGTCCAAACCACCGATTGGGGATTATTATCTCTGATTCGGTGGCGACGTTCCGTGGCAGGCGAACCTCACCTTGAACCAGAGGACTTGTGAGTAGCAACTACCAAGGACACCCGTCCACCCAAACAATTAAACCCTGTAGAGGGGCACATTCTACAGGCTAGCCGGCAACTTCATACTTGCCAATAAAC